CATCGCACGTTGCGGGCTTCCAGTTGGCAATCAGGTCGTCCCCATTGACTGCAAAGTCATAGGACGTACCGCCAGCTCGCGTGGCGCAGTAGTCATTGAGAATGCTCATGACGAACCACGACACGCCTAGTCCCATCAGTGCACCGCATGTGAGCGGAGCGGAGCGTCCGTCCGGTGTCGACAGGACCATGTGCCCGCACACGGCCGGCACTGCTGCGATCATCCATTCTGGCGCTCCCAAAGTGGAGAGCGCCCGATCGACGATGATCGTGGCAGTGTCCGAGCCGATGTGGTCAGTGGCCTTGGACCAGTCGCCCGAGTAGAGAATCCTCCCATCGCCATCCCGCAGGGTGATGACTTCATTCCGAAGCATCGCCTTGTTTGTGCGGATGTTGCGAAGGCTCGAGATCAAGAAGCGGGTCATTGCGCGTGCAGCAAGGACGATATGCGGCTCGTGGACAGTCGCCAGCCGAAGTTTTCCTGTCACTGACGGAAACACTTCGAGCTTGGCACTGGACACCTGCCCTTCGTCCAATTGCTGTTTGCACCTGCGGCATGCCTCTTCGGCGACGATGGCGGGGGCCTGTGCAGCTGCGGTCATGTTGACCGCCTGCGGCCAGGTGAACCTGTTTGGCCTGACCTCATTTCTGAGGCCAGCGCTCATCCAGGCTCCTGGCTGGGCCCTCGCGCATTCGTCGACGAGGCTGCGTAAGGTTGCAATACGCCTTTCGACCCACTGAAGATACTCGCAAAGCCTGAGGAACTCGCTCGTAGACCACCGGACGAGCCCTTCGCGTTCGTAGCCTCGGTCCCCGTAGCCCGCGGGGCGCGGCCCGGTCATCCGTCTGAATAAGACGTCGGCCTCAGCATACTGCTCGAGCTCGCGATAGAGACGCTTCCTGACGAGGATGGTGATTGCCAAGTGCATCACTTTGAATCCTCTGAAGTTGTCTGTCTGTCGCATCCATTGCTCAGCTGCGTGCTTTTGGCCGCCGTTCAGGACCGATGAACCCTGGCACGCCGTGCCCTGCGGCCCCGGCAACGGCACGAAGGTGTGGACTTCGCCGTCACTGGCCTCTCGAATTCCGATGCGTTTTCCGCGGTGGGCCACAGTCTCGGTGAAGCGGAGGACATCTCGTCGGCGATCACTGTTGAACACCTTCTTTGGTGTCGTCAGTCGATCAAATGCCGAATCGAGTGCCTCTTGCTTCTCTTGATCTGTGGCCACGTGGACCCACGCACGGTCGAGGCCACTGGCGACGATGAGAGCCTCGGGCTCTACGCCACGCCCAA